CTTTTAAATTTAAAGCTGTTTGAGTAGCATTTGAGACTGGTTTGTTTATATCAGAAGTATTATCTATATTTGCTAATCCAACATGTGTTTTAGTTATCCCTTGAACATTACCAGTAAATGTAGGGTCAGTGAACATTACAGCTTTTGATTGGTTTGTAACATTTCCCAATCCAATTTGAGCTGCTGTGACACTGTGTGGATTAGTTGTATCAGAGGTATGAACTAATAATGATGCAGTGACTTCTGAATCTCTAGCAATTCCACTTGGTATATCGCTATCAACTATTTCACTTCTAATAGTAGCAGAAGATTTATCTTCTACATTTGTTAATCCTAAAGTTGATTTAGTAATTCCGTGAGGGTTAGATAATGCAGTATGAGTTGCAATAGCTGATGTTACCTCAGAATCACGAGCGATAGTGCTTGGGATATCTGAATCAACTATTTCACTTCTAATAGTAGCAGAAGATTTATCTTCTACACTTCCTAATCCTATTTGAGATGCTGTAACACTGTGTGGATTATCTGTTCTAGAAGTATGAGCTTCTAATTCAGTATCTCTTGTAATAGTGCTTGGAATATTTCCGTCTTGTATTTCAGATAAAATTGTTGCTGAAGATTTATTCTCAACATTGTTTAAACTTAAATCTGTTTTTAATTCAGCGAATGTTCTTCCTGCTAATCCAGTACTAGTAAATATTGCGATATCATTAGCTGTAACAGTAGTAGAATTTATTCGAACGGCATTTGTATTTGAAATACCAAAGGTAAGTGAGTTCTGTTTAGTAGATAAATCAGACGTAGTTGCGATTCCAGCTTCTGCCAAAGTTTGATTTACAAAATTAGTTCCATTATAAACTATTAGTTCGCCATTTCCTATTGATGTTAAAGTTACATCTGTAAGAGAATTGATAGCTCCTAGTTCTGCACTTGATAAAGCTGTTGTTACAAACCCAGTGGTTGCTAATTGAGTTGTATTAGTTCCCGCTGCTGCTGTTGGTGCAGTTGGGATTCCCGTAAAAGCCGGGTCAGTAAACATAGTCGCTTTGGACTCGTTTGTTACATTATTAAGATTTAAAGTCTCAGCAGTTATACTAGCATTAGTAATTGAAGTTGGAATTATCTTCGCCGATGGGTTTACCGCTGCTGTCAACGAGCTATTTGATGAACTAATTGTTGCTTTTATATCTGCCATATTGTATTATTCCTAATATCCGTAGCCACCACTAGCTCCGCCACCATCGCCAGATTGGGTTTCTGCAGGTGAATTATTGGATGTATCTGCGGCTGATTCTGAAATAGACTCTGATGCTTGGTCCAATGCTCCTTGGCCAGTCGCCGCTTCTGATGCTACATAATTAGTATTATCGGCGCCAATAGGATAAACATGAACATATCCTAAATTCATATATTGAGCATGAATAGTATAAGACCCAACATATATTGAATTTCCTGTAGTTGGGTGATACATGTAGTGCGGAACAAAGTTTTCTTCTGTATATTTAAATTCGATACCTTCGGCTAAAGGATTAGCTTGAGATGCTGAAGGTAATACTTCTATTTGACCTTCTAGAACTCTTATCACCTCAGAAGTGGTGGGATTAAAAATTTCTACGTCATAAACATATCGCCCAGCTTTTAAAGCCTTTGTTTGTACTGCAGTAAGTGCTATAGTTATAGTATCTTGGTTGGGTGTATTTTCATTTATAGTACACGCAAACTGAGTATAAGTTTGAGAACGGTATGATTTACGAATCTTTCCACGAGCTTGATAACTATTCAGTTCGAATACACCTGATGCCTGATTATCTAAATTAATCGTCGAGGAGAAGGTCGAGCCCTGGTCTATGTTTAAATTTGAGACGGTTGCCATTTGTATAAATACCTTTATAGAGTTATTATTATATACTCTATTTATAAGAAAAACACAGTAGAAAGGCAAGACTTATGAGCAAAGACTTCGATGCATATTTAGATAAATTACCCATACACGTATTCAAATTAACAGATGGCTCGACCATCATTGCTAGATTCATTGAAGACGACGGAGAAGAAACTTTTATATCAAAGCCAATGGAAATTGAATGCTCACAATTCGAAGGCAAGATGGAATTGTTTATGAATGAATGGTTATATGGTTGCCCTGCTGAAGACGTAATAATCCATAATACCAACATCTTTACTCACGCTGAAGCGAATAGAAAACTTAAGAATTTCTACTCAAAATGTATGCTTCAAGAACGATTATCCGACTTAGTTGATGAAATCGGAAAGGATTTATTTCTGAGTCAATCTGATTTTATCTCATCATTTATAGATGGTCTTGAACCTAAAGATTCAACAGAAGATGAAGACATTCTTTCTCCTTGGCGGGATAGGTTTGAATGGAGTCCGAAGACCAATGATGAAAGTACTGATGAAGAAGATAGTAGTCCTTTTTAATCTGATTAAATTATTATACCAAAACACGCTAGAAGTGTCAAATAAAAAGATTAAAAAAATCAATAAAAAATGATTTACAAAGTGCCACTTTTGTGGTATAGTATAAACTATGAAAAATGAAAAAGTTAAACCTAGGCAGAGACCACACTATGTAAATAATAGAGATTTCTCTGAGGCGGTAGTAGAACATGTAAGAGCGACTAATGAAGCAGCAAAGAATGGAGAACAAGAGCCACAGATACCAGAATATATTGGTGAATGTTTTTTAAAGATAGCAGAAGGTCTATCACATAAACCAAACTTTGTTCGTTATACTTATCGTGATGAAATGGTAATGGACGCAGTAGAAAACTGCATTAAAGCTATTAATAACTATAACATTGAAGCAGCAACAAGAACAGGTAAGCCCAATGCATTCGCGTATTTTACGCAGATATCCTACTTCGCATTCTTGCGTCGTATAGCAAAGGAGAAAAAACAACAGGATATTAAACTTAAATGGATTGAACAATCTGGTTTAGATGCTTTTGCTGATATGGGTGATAGCGGATATGATGGTGACAGTATCGTAGAAAGAATCAAATCTAGAATCGATGCAGTTAAGGTGAAAGATGAAAGTCTAAAAGATTGGGCTAAAGCAAATGGTCTAGAAACGCGCAAACGCCGCAAAGTTAAATAATGAAGTTAGCGATAATCAATGACACTCATTGTGGTGTGAAGAACGGCAGTGATGTGTTTCTAGATAATGCAGAGGCATTCTATAAAAACATATTCTTTCCTTATCTTGAAGAACATGGTATTGATAGAATCTTACACCTTGGGGATTATTACGATCACCGAAGATTTGTAAACTTTAAAGCATTAGAACGTAATAGACATATGTTTCTAGACGTCATTCGTGAAAGAGGAATACATATGTCAATCGTTCCAGGCAACCATGACGTATATTATAAGAATACAAATGACTTATGTTCGTTAAAAGAACTACTTGGTCATTACACAGATTGTGTTAAGATATATATGGAGCCAACTGATTTGGAGGTTGAAGATACTACTATTGGTTTGGTACCTTGGATATGCCCCGAAAATGAAAAAGAATGTATGGACTTTATTCAGAATACTAAGTCTCAAATTCTAATGGGTCACTTCGAATTAGCTGGATTTAAATTCATGGCTAATGCTAGTATCAAGTCACATGGTATGGGTACTGAAATCTTCAATCGATTTGATTCAGTATACTCTGGTCATTATCATACAAAGTCAAGTCAAAGTAATGTTACTTATCTAGGTACACAAGTTGAGTTGACTTGGTCTGATGCACACGACCCAAAGTACTTTCATATCTTTGATACCGAAACTCGTGAGATGACTCCGATAAGGAATCCATACACACTATTCCGTAAGCTATACTATTCAGATGAAGAACAATCAGATTATTCAGACGTAACTAATAAGTACGTAAAGATTATCGTTTCTGAAAAGACTAATGCTTACGAGTTTGATAAGTACGTAGATAAAGTTCAAGCAATGAATCCACAAGAACTAAAGATTGTTGAGAACTTTGGTGACTTATCTGCGGAAAATATTCAAGATGAAGAAATCAATCTTGAGGACACTCAAACTCTCCTAAATACTTATGTAGACGCTATTGAGTCTAAATTGAATAAAAGAAAATTGAAAAACATTCTAAGTGAACTTCATGCTGAAGCACTAGAAATTGAAGCTATATGATAAAATTTGAATCTATCGAGTACAAGAACTTTCTCTCGTCCGGCGATAAACCAACAAAGATATATTTATCAAGTCATAAAACGACATTGGTAGTAGGTGCAAATGGTTCTGGCAAATCTACAATGTTAGATGCTTTGTCCTTTGCTCTCTTTGGTAAGGCTCACCGAGATATTAATAAACCTCAACTAGTAAATAGTATCAATCAGAAGAAGGCTGAAGTAACAGTCGAGTTCTCTATTGGTACCACTAACTATAAAGTGATAAGAGGAATCAAACCTAACAAGTTTGAGATTTGGCGTAATGGTGAGATGTATAATCAAGAGTCACATGCTCGAGATTATCAAAAGCTATTAGAGAACAACATTCTTAAGTTAAATCATAAGTCATTTCACCAGATTGTAGTATTAGGTTCATCAAACTTTATTCCTTTTATGCAATTACCAACTCATCACAGACGAGAAGTGATTGAGGACTTACTTGACATTGGAATCTTTACAAAGATGAGCCATGTGTTGAAAGATAAGCTGACTAAACTTAAGAACGAGATTGGTTATACCGATACTCAAATAACTCTTCAAAGGGAAAAGATAGAACTTCAAGAGTCTCACATTAAAGAACTTCAATCGATTGATGAGAGCAAAGAGAAAGAAGTTCAAGATGAGATAGATGAATTAAATAGTCAAGCCAAAGCTTTGAATGAAAAGAATGATGAACTAAGAGAACAATTAGTAACGGAGGTACAAGAAGATGATATTACTAAACTACGAAACAAACAAAATGAGCTTAATAAGTTCGAAGGTAAGATTGCATCCAAGGTTGAAAGATTTAAAGCAGAACAAAAGTTCTTTATTGATAACGCAACTTGCCCAACCTGCAATCAACAGATTTCCGAAGAAGTTAAATCTGAAGCATTATCAAAAACTGGACTCGAACTTTCTAAGTTGGAAGAAGGTAACGAAGCACTGCAAACTGAGATATCAAAGACTGAAGAACTATTTGAATCAACTCAAAAAGAACTTATTCGAATAAGAAACGTAGGGCAAGAAATAAATGAGAACTCTGGTAAGGTAGCTAATCTATTATCTAGAGTTCAAACTCTGCAGGAGAAGTTAGGTAAGACTAATGACACAACTACAGCTGAAAAGAATTTAACTGAGTTGTATGAGAAATTAAACGGATTCTCAAAAGACCATGCAGAGTTTTCTGAGATGCTTAGTTATTCACAGGCAGTTGACGAGTTATTACGAGACGGTGGTATCAAAGCCAAAGTAATAAAACAATACCTGCCTGTGATTAACAAGCTTATCAATCAATATCTACAAGTCCTAGATTTCTTTGTACTATTCAATATTGATGAGTCTTTCAATGAAACAATCCGTTCTAGACATAGAGACGACTTCTCTTATTCAAGCTTTTCAGAAGGCGAAAAGTCTCGTATTGACCTATCTCTAATGTTTACTTGGCGTCAGATAGCTCGAATGAAGAACTCTACGAATACCAATTTACTTATGCTAGACGAGACATTTGACTCTAGCCTGGATACTGATGGTGTGGATAATCTATTGAAGATACTAAGCACCCTAGATGAAGATACGAATACCTTTATTATATCTCACAAAACCGATGTGTTAGATGGCAAATTTGAGAACAAACTAATGTTTGAAAAGGTCAACAACTTCTCAAAGATGAAATCCGCATAACTCCTTATAAAGATTAAGGATTATAAGGATATATTTCCTAAGTCCTTGCGGCTGTATCACTTACAGAATATTTCATTTTTCTGCAATTTTTTTACCAAACCGTTGGTAACAAAGGGTTTGTGCACCCACATTTTAGTTTACAATTTAAGGAAAATATGGTATAATAGTAATAGAAAGAAAGGGAAAATAACAATTATGGCATATATTAATCAAGCAAAAAAGAAAGAACTGGCACCGTTAATCAAAGAGGTGGCTAAAACATACGGATACAAGATAACTCTTGGAATCCACAACCATTCAACCCTGGTAGCCAACATTTCAGATGGCCCGGCATCATTGACTGATATTGTCACTTCTGTTGATATGGATTATGAGAATCGGGTGAACATTATTAACCGAGGTCACTTCTCACCAAATCCACATAACCTTGACCGATACGTTGGTGAAGTTGGTAATTTTCTTCGTCATTTATACAGAGCAATGTCAATCGGAAATCACAACAACTCCGATTATATGACTGACTATTTCGATGTTGGATGGTATGTTGATATTAATTTCGGTAAGTGGGACAAACCTTACAAAAATCAATATGGAGGCGACGAAGCTCTTATGACCGACGAACCAAGAACAGTAATTTATAACTAAAATAGGAGAATAATTTATATGGTAAATAACTTAAAAACATTTATGGTAGATATCGACGGGACAATATGTTCTCTAGAACTCTACATTACAAAAGACGGGAAAGTCGACAATGACGAGACCCGTGCAGTTCCACACATGGACAGAATAGCTTATTTCAATGATTTGCATGACAAAGGTCATACAATCAATTATTATACAGCTCGAGGTTCAAGTACTGGGAACTACCACGCCAAATATGAACTGACCAAAAATCAGTTAGATAAATGGGGTGTTAAATATAGCAGCGTCAAAGTAGGGAAACCTCACTATGATGTTTGGATTGATGATAAGGCTCATAACGTTGATGAATTTTTCAATAGTGATTTAAAAGAAAAAGTTCTTGACGAATATGAAACTATAGTATAGGATATAATTATGGTAGAAACTGATTTTTTATGGGAAATGATGAAATATGCATTATTTGCTGTTATTGTGATAATGATATTCGGTGAAATAAATAATGGCGATTAGTATAGAATCAACTGGTCCTAAAAAAGAACGAGAGCTGATTGAATCACTCGCGTACTATTGTGTAACACACATGATGCCAAGAAAGAAAAATCTTGAGGTTGATATCAAACAGATACGAGACCTTGAGACTAAAGAAGGTGATTTGGCATCTTGTATTGATACGGATAATCTAAACACGTTCGAAATCAAAATCGATAAGAGCATGTCATTACGTAAGAAACTATTATCGGTGGCTCACGAAATGGTACATGTAAAGCAATTTACTAGAAAAGAACTAGAACACACAACTTCAGTTCACAAACAAGTTTGGAAAGGGAAAACATGGAATACTAAAAAGAAATATTATGACCTACCATGGGAAATCGAAGCCTATGGTAGAGAACTTGGTTTATTCAATAGGTGGATATACGACCATAATATTACAGGTAGCTTCACTAAAGACCCCACTTAAATATAGTTTTCTTATAAATAGTATTGTTAGATTGACCTAACAATTTTATTTTTATGGGAACTATGTATGTCAATATCAAGCTTTAAAGTACACGAATCAGATGCATCAGACCAAGCTAAGAAATTGGGGCTAACCCATTTAGGACGTGGTGTATACGGAAAAGACAAAGATAGCCCCACTCATAAAACAATCGATGGCAAATTAGTACAAATAAAAGATAAGCCAGCCGATAAACCTGCAGATAAAGCAGAACCTTCTAAAAAATCAGATGCTCCCAAAGATAGACCATCGCCTGGAAAATTAGCAGACAGAGATGACGAATTTTCAGATGGTGCTATCAAACAAAAAGGCTTAGATATTGGATACAACGAGGTTGATGGGTTTAAACCAGCTCCTGGTAATGCTGGTTCAATGATGCAAGAGATTATGTCTGGTGAAGCATCTAATATAATCACACTTAAACCAGATATCACTCAAGAAGAACTTCAAAGGGCTTTATACAATCAAGTCAAAGATACAACTCTTGGCAAACAAAACTCTGGTGGAGAGGTTTTCAAAAGAGGAGACCGAGAAGGTTTAGATAAAAAGTTATTTGCTCTTATGGGTTCTACTGCTAAGTCTGGTATGCAGAAACATAAGAAGATGACTAAAGCAATCGATGCACTTGCTGAAGATGGTAAAATTATTCCACCAGCTAAAATTAGAAATTTCTATGGTCATTCACAATCAATCGAAGCTCAGATTGAATTAATAAAAGCAAGTGCTGGTCCTTTCTATACTAATAAAGGTGTAGAGATTCCAAGAGACCAATTAGTAGAATTTATACGAGTAAGTGGTGGTGGAGAGAATCCGTCCGACACATCTTCAATTGCAATTGATAGTAAAGGTCGAGGTGTTGTAACATTCCACTCAGATAAAATTTCAACAGCTGATATACAAGCTAACTCAACTCCTAACAAAGAATCAGAACAAATGAAAGATGTTGTATCTGGTCTTAAGTTAAAAGAAGAAACAAAAGCAGAAGCTATCTCAATAATTGAATCAGGCCAAAGAGCTTTGGTAGAAGCTGAAGCAGCTCTTAAAGATGTGGGTGTTCCTTTAGGTCAAGGACTTCAAAAGATAGACTTAGGTCAAGCTATCGAAAAGATTAAGTCAGACCCATTAGTAGCTTCTAGATTTGTAGGTGGTAAGAAATCTATTTTCACTGGTACAAAGATGAAGAATCGATTCTCAGTTGAAGATGGTGCTAGTGAAGAAGACCAACTAAAAGCTTTTATAGATTATATGGCTGACCCGAATAAAACAAAAGAACCATCTTCTGATATGGTAAAACTTATTCAACGAGTCGGTGCACAGAATGATGTCAAGGTTGACTTAGGAAAGATTAAACAAAGAAGTTTAGATGTCCAAAGAGAAACTAATGACAGATTAAATGAAACAAAAATTAAGTTACCAAATGGTGCTACTAAAGGATTGGGAGATTATCTTGAAGGTAAAAATATAATCGATAAACTTCACCTTGATGTAGTTGATGGTGAGAATGGTAAAGGTGTAGGAAAGTATGCTGGGCTATTCAATCTTAATATGGGTGGAACTATTGTAGAAGCAGAACAGATTAAAGCAGCACTTAACATTGAATCAACTGATGATTTCATAACTCACTTTGATGTTGGTAAACCTGGTGATGGTGAAGAAGTTACAAAGAATGCTAAGACTGGAGCAATCACTGGAAGAAATATATTTGTATATGCGATTACTAAAGAAGGTAAAAGAATACCGATTGCTATGAAGACACAACGCTCTAAGCAAGGGGTAACTGGAAAACTTAGTACTACATATCAATGGCACCCCGAAGTCCAAAAGAAATTTAAAGAATTAAATGTAGTAGAAAAGAAAACATTTAAAGAACATTCAATGACTTACGAAGAACAAGAATTAGAAGAACTCTTTGGTTCAATCCCATTCGCGATTGATACCTTAGCATGGTCTTCTGCTCATAGAGGTCAAAAACCAAAGGGTAATGGTAATTGGACATTCGATTTCAAAGTTCCAGTTCGGAATGCTGCTATAAGTTATCTTGACGACGGAGAGTTCACATATCGAGGAATGTTTAAGAAAGCAGTACAAGCTTTGGTAAAATATTTAAAACGATCAGCCGGTCCAAAAGGGAACCTTAAACAAGCAAAGGTAAAATTAGAACCATGATTACTAAACTTCATTTAGATGCTATCGAAAAGTTTGCCGATAAGTTATGGGCAAAGGTAGGACTTGATGTAGAGTTCACTCGTCACTTTCTTGATAGAGTCAATGATGCTCGTAATAAGAAACAAATTACAGCAGGAGAGGTTCAAAGACTATTCCGTCAATCTTATAAAAAACATGGTAAGAAGATTGCCAACTTAGGAAAAGATGCTGAAGCAGTTATTAAAGATATGCAGACTGATATCAACATGCCTTTTGTATTACAGCTTGATAAGAAAGGTGAACTTGATTTAGTTGCAAAGACTGTGATGAGAAAGAAAAACTTTAGAACATCTAATCAAACATTTGCTATCGAAGGTTTCAAATCTCAATTAGATGAAGCTTCTGTCAAAGGTAAGAATACTCACATGACTCATATAGAAGATAGAGT